GGCCCATCACGGTGTATGAGAACTACCACCGGGTATTCATGTACCAGGGTGACTTCATCGTGACGCTTGCCAACGCGGCCACGAGCTTCGCCCCAGGCGAGACCGTGAACGTCGGCGGGGACGAGTACGTCAGCGTCGAGGACATGGCCAACATGCTGCTTGAGGTCATCGGCGCCCACCCGTCCCTCGTCAACCGGCTGCCGCTGGACAAGCACAACGTGACGAGCAAGAAGCCTGACATCTCCAAGGCCAAGGCACTGCTGCACCACAACCCGCGCACGAGGCTCGCTCAGGGACTTCCCCTGACTGTCGACTGGATGCGGAAGCATTACGAAATCGGAGGCTGACCGTGGCGATTGCTAACGGCTACGCAAGTCTGAGCCAGATCAAGAGTGCGCTGCGCATCCCCGCTGGCGACGCCACCGACGACGCCCTCCTTGAAATGGCCGTCGAGTCTGCCTCGCGCCTCATTGACGCCTACTGCGGCAGGAACTTCATCAACGCCGGCACCGTCACCCGCTACTACAACACCGAGAACCCCTACGTCGTGCAGATTGACGATGCCCGCTCCATCGCCCAGGTCGAAACGTCCACGGGCCTCGATGGCGTCTACGACACGACCTGGACGATCGGCACTGCGGGCGGGCAGGGCGACGCACAGCCGGAGCCGATCAACGACTATCTCGGCGGTGTCGTGTGGCCGTTTACCCGAATTCGGGCCATCGGCGACTACACGTTTCCCACTGGCGCGGAAAACTCCATCAAGGTGCGGGCTGTCTTCGGCTGGCCCAACATCCCGGTCACGGTGACCCAAGCCACCGTTCTCCAGTCCTCCCGCATCTTCACCCGCCTCCAGTCACCCCTAGGCGTGGCCGGCTTTGGCGACATGGGAATCATGCGGGTGAGCCGCGGCCTGGACCCTGACGTCGTACAGCTCGTCGAGGGCTACCGCCGCGTCAACGGTGTCGCATGACCGCGCTCACCGACCTGCGCACCGGGCTCGCCAACAGGCTCACCACCATCACCGGCCTGCGGTCCTCGGCCTACATTCCCGACAACCCGCAGCCTCCCGTCGCGGTCGTGATGCCGGGCCGCATCACTTACGACACCGCCTTCGGGCGCGGGTCGGACGAATACCAGTTCACCATCATGCTCATCGTTGGCCGCGTAGCCGACCGGGCATCACAGACCACGCTGGACGGCTACTGCGAGTCAAGCGGCAGCCGTTCAGTCAAGGCGGCAATTGAAGGCGACCGCACCCTCGGGGGCAAAGCCTTGGATTGCCGAGTCACCGAAATGACCAACCAGGGCTCGTTGAGCATCGGGGACGTCACGTATCACACGGCGGAATTCAACGTCAGCGTCATTGCTGCCGGCTAACACAGAGAAGAAGGAGGCCACCCCGTGGCTAAGTTTGTAGGGAAGAACCTTCGCGTGAAGGTCGGCACGACCGAGCTCACGACGAACATCGCAAGCGTCGAGGTCACCGAGACTGTCGACGAGATCGAGACCACGGCGTTCGGCCAGTCTGCACGCAGCCGCATCGCCGGGCTGAAGGACGCCTCGGTCACCATCAGCCTGCACCAGGACTACGACGCCTCCAGCGTCAGCGCCACTCTCGCTGGCGTTTTCGGAGGCACGGCCAACGTGGTCATCCTCGCGGGCACCTCGCCCACACAGGGCACCGCGACGTCCACCGCACCCCTCTACACGATCCCGGTTCTCTGCTCCCAGCAGACGCCCGTCAACGGCCAGGTCGGCGACCTCACCACATTCGATGTGACGTGGCCCGCCGTCGGCGAAATCAGCCGCTCCACCGCTGGCACGTTCTAGGCCTAGGAGAATCCCTTGCGCATCCAGTTCACCATCACCTACGCCGACGGCACGGCGGCGGAGGCTACGGCCTCCGTCGCCGACCAGGTGGCCTTCGAGCAGGCACACGACCGCTCCATCGCCCGCCTCGCCGACGACTTCCGCCTCACTGACGCCTGCTGGCTCGCGTGGCACTCACTCATGCGCACCAGCAAGACCAGCGCTTCATTTGACGCCTGGCTTGAGTCAGTCGACAACGTGGAGTTTGGGCAGGCCAACATCGTCCCTTTGGAGGGGACGACAACGCCCACTGGCTGATTGTCCACTTGGCGCACGAGTACGGCATGTCGCCTTCACAAGTGCTGGCTGAGTCTGACCGCATGATCTTCACCATGTCCAAGTATTTGACTTGGCGGGCCAATCAAAGCCGGAGGAGTTGACCGATGGCGCAGGCATCCGTTCGCATTGTGGGAGCCGACGAGGCAATCAAAGCGCTGCGTTCACTTGAGCCGACTGTCGCTCGGCAGGTTGGCCGCGATATCTCGGACGTAGGCCGGGACCTTATGGCGGAGGCGCAAAGCCTCGCGCCCGATTCCCCGCCAGTTTCCGGATGGGTCGCCACTAACGGCGCCCGTGGAAGTCGGGGAGGCGCTGGCTGGCCTGGCTGGGCTCCTGTCCAAACGTCGTTCCGACGTCGAGGCACAACGATCAAGGTGCAGACGAACTCAAACCCTCCCGCGATTGCCAGTTTTGCTGAGTCGCTAGGCCGCGGCCAAAAGGCCAAGACCGAAGCCGGACGCAAACTGGTTGAGATGGCTAACGACCGCTGGTCGCCGATTGTGAAGTCTGGCAAGAAGGAAGGCCGCGTCGCCCGAGCCGCAATCGCCAACAAGTACCCCGAGGTCATGGCAAGTCTGAAGAAGGCCTGCGACAAGGCCGTTGAAGAAGTGAATCGGAGGATGCCCTAATGGCGACCATGTCTGGGTCTGGCAAGGGCATCAACATCATTGTCGGTGCGACCTACACCGACAAGCAGCTCAAGGCCGCCATCCGCGACTTGCAGCGCATGGACCGCACCGCCAAGAAAGCTCAGGGCCCCATCGCTCAGTTGGCGAGCGGTTTCCGTAACCAACTGACACCCAATCTTGCACTCGCTGGCGCTGCCGCTGCCGCGTTCGCAGTGAAGTTCGGTGTTGACGCGGTCAAGGCCGCGGCGGCTGAAGAAGCTGCCATCGCCAGACTGTCCCAGGCTTTGGCAAACGTCGACCAGTCAATGGCCCTTGACAGCGTTGAGTCATTTATTGACGGCATGGCGCGAGCCACGGGAGTGGCCGACGATCAGCTGCGCCCAGCCATGACAACGCTCGTCAACGCCACAGGTGACGCCGCTCAAGCGCAGCGGCTCATGTCGCTGGCACTGGACGTATCCGCTGGCTCAGGCCGCGACCTCAGTAGCGTCACGATGGCCCTAGCTAAGGCAGCCAACGGACAGACCACTGCCTTGCGTCGGCTTGGCGTGCCCCTGTCCGAGGCCGCTCTCAAGTCTGGGGACCTTCGGACGGTCACCGCTGAACTCAATGACGTCTTCGGGGGGCAGGCCGCAAGAGCCGCCAACACCTACGAAGGCCGCATCAAGCGGCTTGGCGTCGCCTTCGGCGAGTTGCAGGAAAGCCTCGGCACCGGATTCCTCAACGGGCTGCAAGGCAGCGAGGAGGGCACACGCTCCCTCACGGGCGCCATTGAGTCTCTTGAGCCCGCAATGGAAGGCCTGGGCGCGATGGTCGCCACTCAGGTCAACGGCCTGGGCGACCTTGTGGACATCATGGGTCTGCTGAAGTCTGAGACTGGCGAGGCTGACAGTGGCTTTGTGACGTTTATGCAGACCATCAAGACGTTCAACCCGTCGCCGTTGGAATGGGTCAGCACGCTGCGTCGCGATCTTGAGAACACTGGCGTTGAGTTCGACACCGTCGCCGACAAGCACGCGGGCTACCAAGACGCGGTGGTGCGCACTGCCAACGCTAGTCGCGACGCTGTCACCTACGTTGACGACTTGGGCAACGAGATCACCCAGTCGGGCGATGACGCTGAAGACGCCGCCGCGAAGTTTGACATCTTTGCTGCCGCCATCAACAAAACGGAGCAGGTAGTTTCGTTCCGGCAGGCTATTGACGATGTTGGCAATGCCTTCAAAAAGACGAACACCCCGGTCAATATCTTTGGCGAGAAGGGTGAGGAGAACTTCAACCTTCTCAAGGGGTTGATCACCGAGACCGCGTCTTACGCTGAGGCCCAGACGACGTTGGCCGGTCGCGCATCAGTAGCCAGCCAAGGCCTGACAACTCTTGCCGATGCGTTGAAGAACACAAAGATGGACTCTGGCACTCGGGCACTGCTTCTTGAGCCGTTCCAAGCACTAATTGACGATCTCGATGAAGCGGGCGTTGACGTAAGCGGCCTCCAAGCAATGCTAGACTCGCTCAAGTCCAAGCAGATTGACATCACCGTCAACTACGAGTGGCCCGACGGTCGTCCTCCTGGTGGCTGGCCTCGTGAATGGTACGGGGCCAAGGGCGGCATGGTTCCGCAGTTCTTCGCGCGCGGCGGCCTATCTCGTGGCCCTGACACCGTCCCAGCCATGCTGGCACCAGGTGAGTACGTCATGCGCCGTTCGGCTGTCAAACAATTCGGCACCGACCTCTTTTCCCAACTGAACCGCGGCATCAACCCGCTTGCGGGCATGACCCCTACTGGCGCCGGATCGGCGAGCGGTTTCCAAATTGGCACCATCAACGTAGTCTCCGCTCCCGGTGAGCGCGCCGAGACATCTCTTCCCCGTGCGCTTCGTCGCGCGGCCTTCCTGGCAGGCGTGAATGGCTGAGACGTACAAGATCGGCGCGACCGACGTCACGACGTTCCTCACCCACCTCCAGGTCATTGACGGCAACATTGGTGTGCCGCCGCTGCGCCAGGACGACTACTCGGTGCCGGGCCGGACGGGCGCTATTGCGGCGACCCCGTGGTGGGGTCCGCGTGTGGTCACGTTTGGCGGCATTGTGGCGGGCTCGACTCGGCCCGCGATGCAGACCAACTTGAAGAGCCTGGGCTCCCTGGTGCTCAATGGCGGGGACGTCTTCACGATGTCGCGCACGATTGACACGGCGGGCACCCCGACGCATACGGCGACGGCCCGCTACCTCGGCGGCCTTGAGCAGGCTGACGCCCTGTCCGACCGGGTCGCCCGCGTCGCCTTCGACGTGCAGCTCATGGACGGCTTCTGGTACGAGTCGGCCTACACCCCCGGCACCGCCCTCGCCGGCACTACCGTCGTCAACGTCAACGGCGACGCCCCCACCCAGGACATCACCCTCACCTACTCCATCGGCGCCGGGTCGCAGCGGGTCACCAACTCCGCCTACCCCGGCCTGGCCCGACTCACCCTCAAGCCTGGCAACAACACTCTTGTTGTCACTGGCGGCGGCACCGTGACGATGGCGTACAAGGCGGCGTGGCTGTGACCCACCTGCGCCTTGACGTCTACGACGCCCTCAACCAGACCTACCAGGGGACTCTGTCGCAGTCACTAACCAGCGAGTTTGTGGATGAGTTCAACCAGCCGGGCTACGGCACGGTGACAGTTCCCCTGTTCTCGGCTGACGCTGCGCTGCTCGTGAAGGACGCCGTCGTGCGCGTCATCTATCGGGACGAGGTCAGGTTCGCTTGGTTTGTTGAGACCCGTGACCGGGATCTCGCGAACGCCAGCGGGCAGCAGACCCTCACGGCTTCGGGCCGCGGGCTGCTGGCCTGGCTTGAGGACGCGGTCCTCTACCCGCAGGGCGGGCTCGCCGACTTCCTCGCCCCCGACCGACCCTTCAACTGGGCATCCGGGCCGGGGTCTTGGCGGTCCTCCGGCAACTACCAGGCCGCCCTGGGCGTGACCTGGCGGGACGACTCAACCAGCCGCGACGGCCTCCCCGTGCGTTGGAAAGACCCGTTGGCTCAGTGGATCTGGCGCACCAACCCGGAGACCGTCGTGCAGCGCGGAACCGTCAACTGGTTCTACCGCGACTTCACCCTCACCGACGCCAAGCGCGTCAAGTTCTTCGCCAGCTGCGACAACAGCATGGACGTGTTCCTTGACGGCCAGCAGATCATGTCCTCCAGCGACTTTGATCAAGAGGCCGCCTCGTTCACCCAGATGGCCCGGTTCACGATCCGGCTCGGCATCGGCACCCACACCCTCGCCGCCAGGGTCAAGAACGACAAGCCCTGGCAGCGCTACGACCTTGACGTCGCCACCGACGACAAGGTCTCCTGCTCCGGTCACGGCCTAGCCAACGGCACCCAGGTCACGATCACCGACAAGTCAGGCGCCACCGGGCTCACTAAGGGCGACACCTATTTCGTGCGCGCCAAGACCGACGACGACTTCAAGCTCGCCACCACAAACTCCGACGGCACCATCGTCAACGTCACGACCAAGGGCAAGATTGACCTGCGGCTCAAGGTCGACAACACGGCGGGCTTCATTCTCACCGGCATTGAGGTCAACTCCGACGGCAAAGAGACTGACACCGTCGTCGTGCGCACCAACACGTCCTGGCAGGTGTCCTCCGCCGAGCCCTACTGGCGCCCCGCGATGATCCTGCGGACCCTTGCCGAGGAAGCCTCTACGCGCGGCGTGTACCGCATGAACCGCCTCACCTACGGCTTCACCAACTCCGCCCCGACCAGCGGCTCGTGGACTACCGAGGCCGACCTCACCCTCAAGGTCGGGGCCACCCTGCTCACAGTCCTCGACGACATGGTGGACCTGGGCCACGACTTCTGGCTGGACCCTTCCACCCTTGAGCTTGAGGCTTGGGAGTCCCGCGGCACCGACCGCTCGGCCACCGTGCTGCTGGACACCGGGCAGAACCTCGCCCGGTTCTCCACCAGCGTTGAGCGGCCCCTCAAGACCGTCGCCCTTGTGCGCACCAAGAACGGCTGGCTGCGCACCGCCGACAACACGCTTCGGGACGCCAACGGCTGGCGCGAGACCTTCTTGGAGTACGGGAACACGGCCTCCGAGGATGTCGCCAAGCGCCAGGCGAACCGGGTACTAGCCCGTACCGGCAAGACTCAGGTTCTCGCCCAGGGCGTCGAGGTTGTGGTCACGGCGGGCGCGGTCCCGTATGTGGACTTCGCGGTGGGCGACGTCGTCGCGATCCCTGACCCGTCTGGCACGGGCCTGCCCAACAAGGCGCGGATCTTGTCTATTGGTCTGAAGGAGGAGGGCGGCGGCGTGTCCTTCCAGCCCGAGCTTGAGGTGATTACAAGTGCCTGACGGTCAGATGCGGCGCGCCCCGCAGTTGTGGGAGCAGCGCCTCGCCCGCACCACCGCGATCCTCGGCGCCGGCATCTCCTCCTCGGGGGATGCGACGGCTATCGTGCCTCCTTCTCCGCCTCCTGGTGCTGGTGGCGGCATTGAGCCCGCCCCAGTCTCTCCGGCCCCCGGCCTGTTCATCGCGCCCTCCGCGCCCACCCTGTTCAAGCAGGTCCAAGCCATCAACGTGCTCTGGGATGGCCTCAACTCAGCCGGTGACCTTTGGCCGTATGACACGGCCTGGGTTGAGATTCACATGAGCACGGTCAACGGATTCACTCCCGGCACCGCGACCCTAAAAGGGCGTCTTGCCCGGCCCGGCTCCTACACGGTCGGCGGCTTGACTGCGGGAGTTCCTTACTACTTCAAGCTGCGCGGTGCTGACCCGTCTGGCAGTTACACGGCGGCAAGCACTCAGGTCTCCTCAACGACTGGCTCGGCGTCCTCGGGCGATATCGTCACGATTGAGGGCGACCAGATTATTGGCGGGACTATTACCGGCCAATACATTGCAGGCGGCACGGTCACCGGCACTTACCTGTCAGGTGGCACGATCAGCGGCGGTTACATCACTGGCGGCACAATCTCCGGTGGCTACATCTCCGGTGGCACCATGAGTGCCGGCTACATCAGCGGCGGCACGATTAGTGCACCCTACCTGACAACAGGGCCAAGCACGGAACGCCGAGTCATCCTTGGCGAC